AATTTCTTCACGTCCATCAGCAACCGCATCAATAGCCTTGTCACGTTCTGCCATATAATCAGCCATTTTCTGATTATTTTCTGCCACAACTTCATCATGTGTCTTGCGGGCTTTTCTGCCGGATGCTGCCGGTGTTTCCTGTTCTGTTGGTGCAGCGGGTTCTTCCTTTGCAACTGCTGCCTTTGAACCTCTGCCTTTTCTTTCCGGCTTCACATCAGTATCAGCAACTGTATGTTCCGCATCAGCTTCTGCAATTTCTTCATCAGTCTTTGCACCGTCCATGTAGTAGTAGTTTCTGATTTTATCTTCCACATACTTCAAATCATTAGGAATCCACTTGGAAGGGAACATTCCATCAGGTGATTTCAAGGTATCATTTCCGCTGTTCTGCGTTGCAAAATAGTAATTATCATTGACCACCACTGTACCAAGTACAATCATAAACAGACCTTCAACCGCAATGTACTTATCAAGGGCATTACCGATTGTCTTGATTTTGGTGTTTCCATCATTGTCAGTATCCGTATGACTGGTAAAGTACACAATCACATCATCAGGCAGTGCAGAAACTGCTTCAAGTACATCTGCATAAGGCTGCTGAATCTCATTGAATTTGTCCCAACCTTTTTCTGATACTCTGTGCATCATTGGCAGACCTAACACATACTGAAAGTCATCAACCACAATGTTCTTCTTTTTGGTGTTCTTCATTTCCTTAATGATGTCCCTACCTGTTGGGGTTTTCACAATCTCATACTTTCCACGGAAAGGAAGAATTGGTTTGTGAACTGATAAAATCTTCACTTCATCAGGGGAAAAAGATTTCATTGAATAACTTTTTCCTGTTCCCGGTTTTCCTAACACTAATACTCCAATAGCCATATTATTCATCCTCACTTTCTTCTAAACCATAAATGTCATAGTAATCTGCACCATCTTCATAATCTGCTACTTCATCCATTATTCTTCACCATCCTTGATTATAACTTTTAATTTTTTGCGTTCATTCAATGGTATTACTTCCACTGTATAGTTATTTGCAAGAAGAATACCAACTAAGTCCTGATATGCTGCACTGGTTCGACTTCCTTCAATGATGATACAACCACATTCTGCTGCACATTCCTTTTCAATATCTTTACGCATGACATCATTTTTTGCCTGAACGTCATGTATCATATACTTCAACTCCTGATTTTCAGCATACAAGATGGAATTTTCTTTCTTCAAACGATTGATTTCTTTGCGTTCATTCATTATTCTTCACTCCCTTCTTCTGTACTGCCTTCTGTTACTCTGCTTGACCATAAATCAGCATAGTGTAAAATCAAGTACAGTGGTGTTTCATGTCCCTTGACACCATAGTTTGCGGTTTCATACAGACCATCATGGTATCTGATAGCAAATTCTTCATCTTCCGTCAGGTCAATGAAAAGTGTCGCAAGTTTGATGCTGCGGGTTGCATGGTCAAGTGGTAACAGTGCCGGATTGCGTTTGAAAGGCTTTGTTTCTGATGCCTTGCCTGATTTCAGGATGTTAGGCACATACATCTGCTTCCCATAATCACCACACTTGCCAAGGTCATGCAATGCTGCTGCAATCATCACTGAATTTCTGATTTCTGCATACTTGGTCTTGCCAAGAAGTGCATAACCAATGTTTTCTGCTGCCATCATTACATTGCGGGAATGATGCACAAGACCAAATTCAGCAGCAAGGTGATTGCCACCACTGCAAGGTGCATTGAAGAAACCAATTTCTTCCATATACTGAACTAACCCTTCCATTCCTTCACGCTTGGTTTCAAGTAAGCGGTCAACCACATACTTCTTGTTATCAAGCACTTTTGCATTTTCTTCTGCCACTTTCTCAATTTCTACCTGTTCAGGCAACACCTGAACATCTTCTTTTTTCTTTGCTGCCATGTTCTTATTCTCCTTTGATTTGATTTTTATTTCCAACCGTTCACCAACCCTGATTGTGAAACCAACTGGGTGAACTGGTTTGGTTTTGACTTAATATTCAGAATCAGATTTTTGAACTTATCAAAGTCCTTGGGGTATAACACAAAGCCAATACATCCGGCTGTGTTTATCTGATTCAATTTCTGTATCTGTAATTCAGAAGGTTTACCGTTTGGTGCTTTCAGTTCTACTTCAATGCTGATGTTGTTCACAACAATGTGCATATCCGGCATACCTGATTTCAGGTATTTACTACCGCCCCACCTTTTTTCCCAGTACCCACAAAGAGGGACTGTTATTTTCTGTTGTGGTGTACCCAGTGGATAAATACCTTCTGATTCCAACCAATCCTTCAACCTTTCTTCAAAGTTTTTTTCTGCTGCCACATTGTCACCACCTATATAAATGATTCCTGACCGGGTGTAATATCAAAACGGAAATCACCATTTTTGAACACCCTTAAAAACTGCCCTTCTTTTACTGCATTGTCACCCTGATAATCTGCGGGGTTTAGATGTGATAAGATTCTATGTTCAGTTGTATTTCTTGAACAACGTTCTTCAAATGCAATCGTCCCATCATCAATGTTGACAAAAGAACAATATGAATTGGTCATGTCCCCCGAATATTTATTCTTGTTATCTCTGAATGAAGTGACCAAATATGCACCCAGTACACCGCCTTTTGCAGAAAAATGAACAAGTAAAGTACCGTTTCTTAAATCAATTTTTCTTTCATGGTCATGTGCTTTACACATTTCAATAATTGTTACATTACGCATTATTTTTACCTCTCTTTCTTTTACGCTTGCACAATCCAGTGTCCCAAGCGTGTTGAACATTTTCAGCCTGTGTGACCCATTCAAGCTGTGATGCTCTACAATCATGTTTCTTGCCTTTCTTATGGTTCACAATGTTTCTGATACCCGGTTCAGGGTTTGGAACGTGTGCCACCGCAACCAAGATGTGCAATCTGCAATTTTCACCATCCAACTTCACCCGCAAATAACCGCTTCCGTCATCATACGGTGAAAGAAGATTCCCGGTTCTGATGTTCCTGACCTGTGCCATTGTACTGACTTCATAGTTTGGGTGATTTTCAATCACTTTCCATTTCTTACCCACTTAATCACATCCCAACTGTTTATTGAACTGTTCCTGATAGTTCAGAATGTGTTCAGTGTAGTCAGTGGAATAGATGCCTTTTTCCCACAACCGGGTTGCACCATCTTCACCCATGTTATAAGCCATCAGCACCATATCAGCATCTTGATAGCGTTCAAACAGCTTTCTAAGAACAAAGCAGCCCGCCCGCATATTCTGATATGGGTCAAGGTAATCTGTGACACCAATGGTTTCTGTTATCCAGTCATGGTTGCATTGGTTAATCTGCATCAGTCCATAGTCCTTGGTACTGCTGACCACATCAGCCCTGAATGAACTTTCATGTTGAATCATTGCCATGACAAGAGGGAAGTCTATGTTGTACCCCGCACAAAGGTAAAATAGAAATTCCTGTTGTTCTTCCGGCATTGCACAATCAAGCGGTGTGAAGTCTAAATCACCCACACCCCAGTCAAGGGATATTTCCTGTGTGAAAGTTCTGTCATCATATGCCCCATATACAAGGGTTTTACTGCTTGACCGTTCAAGTGTCTGTTCTTCTGTTTTCTGCTTGTCCTTGGCGGTTATATGAGTTTTCAGGGCATATCCTGATGCACCGCCAATCAGGAAACCAACTGATGCAACAATACACCATGATGCAACTATGCGGTTTCTGAATGCCCTTCTGTTAATATTTTTTGAATAAGTCATCTGTTAAGTCCTTTCCAACCTTCAACATTTGAAGGTTACGTTCTTCTATGCTTCCCTTCACCAGTAGATAATAATAAAAGCAAGTGTTGCTTTGACCTATGCGGTGAATACGTTTCTTTGACTGTTCCCAAAGGTCACAAGACCCTTTTCCCAGTGGCAAGGTGAAATATATCATCTTGTTTGCTTTTTGAAAGTTCCCACCCATTGCCCCGGCTTGATACTGGATGAAGGTGATACTGTTATCACTTTCTTCATAGGCTGTTCTGTCATCCTCACCGCCACGAACCACTGAAACAGGTCTTTCAAGTTCTGCTGCAATTTCCTTCATTACTTCCAGTTCTGCTGTGAAGTTATAGAACACAATCAGCCTATCTTCTGTTGATTCAACCAAGTCCTTGAACGCTTCCAGTTTTTCCTTGTGGAACTGACCGCACAACTGCCTTGCATACAGCATCTTGGTCAGGGAATTGTCACCAACCAGTTCTGTATCATCAGCAAGTTGCAGATAACTGTGTTTCATAAAGTACCTGTAATCTTTGGTTGATTTCACAAAAACCATCTGTTCAATCTGTTCAGGCAAGTTCATCACTTCATTAGTTTTCATAAACACTGCACCGAACTGTGCAAGTTTCTTTTTCAGGTGTTCCACGTGCTTATAACCAACAATGACTTCCTGTTTGTAACCGTCACCGTTTTCAATCCACTGGGTATCAACATAACTGTTCCAAAAGGTTTTTTTCTCAATGTCCCACCCAAGCAACCGAACCTGCGACCATAGCTTTTCATATTTCCCGGCTGTTGGTGTGCCGGATAGCAGCACCACACTTTCAGGGTTCATTTTCAGGATGAATTTTGACCGCTTTGCATTCTCATTTGAAATCAGGCTTGATTCATCAAGCATCAGGGTGAAGTCTGTCAGTTTCAGCAGCCAATCCCTTCTGAATGCAGTTTCATAATTCACAACACCAATCAGTTCCTTTCCCTTGACCGCCAGTTCATTCCTGAAAGTGATTGCTTCACTTTTCTTCATAAGATTCAACACATGATATTCAGGATAGTATTCTTTGAAGTGCTGCACCCAGTCATCAATTTTTGATTTTTGACAGATGACAAGATTCACTTTGTTATTCAGCAAGTATAATTTTTCAGCACCCACAAAAGTCTTACCCAGTCCCATATCAAGGTAATATGCACATCTGTTGAATGTATCAGTCAAAGTCAGTGCCTGTTCCTGATGGGGCATAAACTTCAAATCAGCCATTGTCATCACCTACACTGCAACGTGTTCAATCTCTGAAAATCTGACCGCATTGATAAAGTACACCCATCTGTTTTCACTGGTCTGAATGGCATAACCCCAAGGGAACACACCCTGTTGCAATCCCTTTCTTACCGTGTTGTGATTCATATGCATCAGCTTTGCAACCACTGTCACATCCAAGGTCTGAATATAATCTTTGGATGCCATTTCAACAGTTCCCTTATGTGTACTGCTTTCAGATACTTCCTGTTCAAAGTAATCAGGGTTCAGTCCAAGTGACACTGCAATGTTCTTCTGCACTTCCTCTGATGGTGTCTGTTTGCCGGAAATGTACTGACTGATTGAACCCTTACTTTTTCCGGTCAGGCTGACAACCTTTGCCTGATTGATTCCTAACTGCTGCATAGCCATTTTCAATTTTTCACTAAAGTTCATTATGTTTCACCTATTCCTTTCTAAGTTAAGATGTCTTAACTTTTTCAGTAAAAAAAATTACTGGTATAAATTCATACGGTATACTTAACAGGTCACACGCAAGATTCATTTCAGCCTGTGTCCATGAAATCTTATTATTCAACTTTGCCGATAATGTAACCGTTGACATCAGCATTGCACTTGCAAAATTTTCCTGTGTACCATATACTTCTTTGATTTTTCCCTTTAACTTTGAATAATCAAATTCTTTTGCCACAACTATTCACCTTCTTTCATATCATCAGGGAAAGCATTATTGTTATACTGCTTTCTGACCTGTATTCTAACAACACCTGATTCCAGTTGTTTATAATCAACTTCACTGAACTTCTGACCCTTGGCTTTCACACCTTCCATGTATGCAAGGTATTCCAGTTTTGAAGGAAATTCAAGAATCTGTTCAATCCAAGCTGCAACTATTTTCTTCACATTTATCACCTTCTTTCTACAAATATGCTGCATCAGGAAGATTCACACCTGATTTGTCTTGAACCGCTGACTGGTGATAATCTAATTCACGAATGCAAGCGGTGATTACATCAAACGCACTTACCAGTTCAAGGTATCTTGTAATAAACCCAATCACCAGTGTGTTCAGTGTCATGTATTGTTTTTTGGTTAATCGTTCTAATGCTTTGATGCGTTTATCTTTTTCATTTTCTTCATCAAGACCATAACGATTTTCATTTTCAAGCAATGCAGTCATATCAACATCAGAAAACATACAAGCTGCGGTATTCCACCAAGCAATACAGGTCTGTGTGCAATCATCTTCATCACAAAATTCAATTACTTTTGTAGGCAACTCATACCACAACTTTGATTTGATTGATTCCAGTTCATTATACATATCTGCTGCCAGTATTGACAGTTCATTGATTTGTTCACTGTAAAAGTCCCAATAAATACTGTCTTTTTCATTGCCATTGTAGTCATAATCAATCAAGGCATCTAAACCTTCCATGACAGACCAAAAATCATATTTTCTAAAAAGTGCCATATCTTCCACCTTTCTGACAGGGCAATTATGCCCTATCCTTCTGCTGATTATGCCACCATTCATCAATCAAAATACTTGCCAATACAGTCTTGAACGGTTGCGGGTCATGTAATGAATAACCACCAAGTGTGAAGTTGTTTTCAGGATGTCTAATCATTGAAAGCATATCCATTTTCAATGATTCCTTCCGCTTTTCAACCCTGATTGTATGTTCATGCAGCATCTTCACAACTGTTTTATCTTCAAAGGTTCTGACTGCAATTTCAACCAAGTGATTCTTGATTTCATCAACATAACCTTCTGCAAAGATAGCAAGGTCAGTGATGTACTCATTAAATTCATCAGAATATATATTTGCTTCAATCCATATTCTCTGTGACTTTCCATCCTCTGTGTTGATTTCTAAACTTGTACCAAGGTCTGAAATCCAGTTGTTTTGATGTTCTGCTGCGGTTGCTCTGTATATCGGATAGCCCGCACGCTCTGAACTTTCTTCATCTTTCATGTAGTCATAAGGGAAAAGTTTATTTACTTCTTTCCATGCTTCTGAAATACTGTTTACCTTCATGTTCCTGTACCATCCTATTCCTTGATTTTTTGAACCGCTGCAACGGTCTTTTGAAAGTTAAGATGTCTTAACTTGTTCTTATCTTATCACCTGTCAAAAGTAATGTCAACAACTTTTTTAAGATATTTTAACTTTTTTACAAGTTTAATTGAAAATCTCTTAACTTTGCTTTATAATATAGATGAAAGGAACAAAAAGAAAGTAGGTGAAACACTATGTCAGATACGTTTGGCAAGCGGTTACAAAAGGCATTAGCTGATAAAAATATGAAACAGGTTGACCTTGCAAATGCAACAGGTTTTTCCAAAGGAAGAATCAGTCAGTGGGTGCATGACAAGCACATTCCTGATGCTGATGGTCTTAATCAGATAGCAAAGGCACTGGATGTCAGTGAAACATGGTTAATGGGTCACGATACACCAAAGCATTATGACCGGGAACAACTTGAAATGAAATATCAGGTGTGTGACCTTTTTCAGAAATGTTATGGAAAAGAAGCATACAAAGCAGTTTACAATTTTCTGCAACTGGATGCTGTTGACCAAGGAAAAGTGATTGAACGTATCAATGTGCTGTTAGAATCTGAAAAATATTCTGACAGTGAAAAAAGGGACAATGCAAAAATGGCATAAATTCCCTGAACTACCAAAGAATGGGAAATATTATAAAAGTTGATTTCAGGCGGTAACGGTAGTAGCGGGTAGCGGTTGGTATTCTATTCTTATATATTTACTTTTTTAATAAACTTCATGTAACAGTCATATAAGACTTAAAATAATAAAGAATGATAATTTAACTGCTACTAAGTGCTACCACAAGGAAAATCAAGCACAAACAACCGCTACCGCAACCGCTACCAAGTGATGCAAGTGCTACCAAAAGAAAGGAAGGTACAAAATTATGTTTGGAAAAAAGAAAGAAGTCAAAGAAAAGAAAGATTTTACAGGTCTGACAATTTACACCGCTTTGAATCATGTGACAGGGCTGCCACTAGTTGAAGATGTACTGTGTGAAATCTTTTCATACCCTGACAGATTGGAGTTCAAAGCCGGAACAACTGAAATTAAACTTTCAAAGGACAAGATAACAGATATGAGAATCAACACTGAAACAGAAATTCAGAATCAGAAGGTGTCAAGTGTTGGTGGTGCAGTTGCCGGGGCAATGCTCTTTGGTGGAATTGGTGCGGTGATTGGTGGAAGGGCAAAGAATAAGAAGGTTAAGAATGTTTCCAATTACCTGATTATTTCATACAACAGTGATGGTGAACTAAAACATATTGTTTTTGACACCCAACACAATCATCCAATGGCATTGAATCTTGTCAAGGAATTTACCAAGTCAGGAATTGGAATGAAAACTTCTATTGAACTATAACTGAACAAAAAAATGAACCCCAACCGTTGCAGCGGTCAGGGTTCTGATAACCTACATCAAGGAATAGGATGATATAGGGCTATGCAATCCAATTATATCATCCAACCCTTGATAATTCAATCAAGAAAGGATGAATATTATGAAATTACCTAATGGTTATGGGTCTGTGTATAAGCTGCCCGGAAACAGAAGAAAACCTTGGGCTGTTCGTATCACGGTATCAAGGAAAGAAGGAAAAGACGGACTGACACACTGGAAATACAAATACTTGGGATATTATGAAAGTCAGGCTGATGCACTGGTTGCCTTGGCACACTTCAATGAAAACCCTTATGATATGGATGCCAACAAGACCACCTTTGCAGAAGTCTTTGAAAAGTGGTCAAGGGAACACTTCCCCAAGGTGTCAGATTCCAATGTGAAGGGGTACAATGCATCATATAAACTTTGTACATCAATTCAGGGTATGCGATTCAATGACATCAGGAAATCCCACCTTCAAGGTGTGGTTGATACCTGTGGGAAGAACTACCCAACACTTAGGAAGCTGAAAGTGCTGTTCACTGTCATGTATAAGTTTGCAATGGAAAATGACATCTGTTCAAAGGACTATGCACAATATGTTGACATCAACCAGTATAAAGACCGCAACCCAAACGCAATCAACAGAAAGCCATTCACCACCAAGGAAGTTGAAACTGTTTGGAAATGGAAGGACACAAGTGAATACATTACTGTTATCCTGATGCTGATTTATACCGGATGCAGAATTTCAGAACTGCTTGACCTGAAAAAAGAAAATGTAAACCTTCAAGAAAGGTGGTTCTTCATTGAAGCATCAAAGACTGAATCAGGTGTCAGGAAAACACCCATTGCTTTGAAGGTACTTCCATACTTTGAATACTGGTATAACAAGAATGATTGTGAATACCTGATTTCAACACCTGATGCAAAACACTTTGAATACCGCAACTATTATGATTCCTATTGGACACCAATGGTTGACCAAATGGGGATGTCTGACCACCGCCCGCATGACACCCGGCACACCTGTATATCAATGCTGACTGCTGCCGGAATAGATGATAAAATCATCAAGAAGATTGTTGGTCACAAGGGCAAGTCAGTCACTGAAATTGTATACACGCACTTTGAAATGCAGCAGTTGATTGATGCCATTGATAAAATCTAAGCACAAAAAAAGACCCCGGTACATATCGCACCGGGGTTGATTTTTGCTGTTTTCTGTAAGCAACGTGTAAGCAACTTGTAAGAAGCCTTGAAAGGATTGAACAAGATGCACAACGCTGAACATATTGTATTTTCGTTGTTTTCCTTTTGTTCAGGGGTGTATAAATTATCTCTTTGAGAACTGTGGAGCACGTCTCGCTGCTTTGAGACCGTACTAAACATCTCTATGGTGCATTTTCCCTTGATATTACGGGCTTTTTCGCATTTTCTGTTGTCGGTTGTCCTATTCCTTAACCATGGAAATCGGTGATTTTTCATCGAAATTCTCCTGGTTCAAAGCATCATTCACTACCTCGAAAAGTTCCTCTGGTTTATTATACTTGACCCTCGCGTAAATGTCCATAGTTGTCTTACTATTCTCATGCCCTGCCAGGTACTGAACTGTCTTAGGGTCAACGCCCGCATAGAGCAGATTCGTGATGTAGGTATGCCGCAACAAGTGCGGTGTTACATCGAAATTCAGGGTATAGCGAATCTTGGGATTGTTCCTCTGCGTTGTTCCTAATGTCGGCTTGACGGTATATTTGATGCTCTGTCCATTCACATATTTATAGTAAGTTCTCTCTTTCGCAGAACGAACAACTACATACTGCCAAACTCTCGTAAACTGAGAATAGGAAAGCGGCTGTCCCTCACTGTCCGCAATCACATACTCCGATATGGAATTGGCTTTTGCTTCCCGCAGGCAGTCCACCAGGCACTTCGGAATGGGAATGTCCCTTTTAGCTGCTTTTGTCTTTAGAACGGTAGAAATCACCGGCCTGTTATGCTCCGCGCGCCATGCACGTCTCACGGAAATGTATGGTGTGGATTCATCCAGGAATACACAATCCCATTGCAATGCAAGAATTTCTTCCCGACGCAAGCCGGAATACAAACCAATCATAATAAAAAGATATGGCGGAAGCTCTTTCACCGTATCCAACAGAACCGCAACCTGTTGATCTGTTAAGGCATCTTTCTTTTTCGATGCTTTTCCGCCCTTTGCTGAAATTCCCACACATGGATTATCGGTTATCAGCTGACTGCGCTCTGCCGAATAAAACACACACTTAATCAGCATATTTACCGTATCATACAG